TTAAGATTTTGTGATTGTCAGTAACCGGTCTAACCTTTTGTCAATCTCTTTTTCTTGGTTTGTTCCGGTAACTTCAGCGATGAACCTTAGTTGGTCTAGTTCTTTTTTGAGGAATGCTCTTTGTATAAGCAAATCCTTTTTAATTTGTTCGTTACTCATGTCGATTACTTTTGTTATTTGACATTACAAAGATAATAATCCTTTGGTTATTTCGCAACTGTCGCTTGAATTATTTTCGTTATCTCGCATATCTATCCATGCAACTTCTGCAAGCTCTGCTATTTTTCTGGAAATAACCGAATAGCATTTGCCGAACGTGTTATATTTACCGAATACAAGTTTGCCGTTTTTTGATATGTGCTTATTAATGAGTTCTTGTGCTTCTGGTTGTGTTGTAAATGATGTTTTTCATCTCTCCTTCTTTCTTGTTTTTGGCAATTATTTTGTCCCAAAAATGAGACTATTTTCAAATCTTGCTTTTTTCGTAAGTGCTCTATAACCTATAAATAAAGCACTCCCAACGTTCGCTCACGAAGGAAGTGCTTACACAAAAACTAAACTAGACTTATAGTATTGGAAATGTAGTTGTAATCTGTGTATCACTTCTTTGCAGGTTGGCTGAAATAGATGTCCGACAATAAATGAGAAAAATCAGTTCATAGTTTGTAATGTTACGTTACTTTTATTTATATTTTCGAGCACTTCATCAATGAATAAAGAGCGGTAATGTGGGCATTCAAGAATACCCTTACTTTTTGCTTCCCGGTACACTTTGGAGAATAGTTTTGCTTTCTCCTTGTCGGTGGTCGGTAGTTGTTCTATGGAAGTGGTAAGGAACCGACACCCCCAGCCCTTACAGGTGGGAGTAAGGGAGCAGTGCCCGGTTCCAGTACAAGCGGATGCGCAAAGTTGTATTGCTGGTTTCATCTTGATAGTTTTTCTTTTAATAGCTGTTGACCATTTTTCAAATAGTTGATAATTTCTGGTAACGATGATATTTTTAAATATGAAGTAGACCTATTGGTATAACTCTTTGTTTGAATGGCAATTTGCCATTTTGTATTATCAGATGTGCTGAACACTGTGATTGAAACCCCATCACGAGACTTATATTCGCATTCGGTATAGGTGTTGGGGGTTTGGGTTATAATCGTTTCACTCATGTATTCTAATGATTTGATACAAGCGTCTAATTCATCAGAATCTAATGTGCCTATGAATGTCTCAGCATTTTTTAATGCGGATGAATAATAATAGGTCTTTATTCGCAATGCTCCTATTTTTTCAGTAGTAATTTCATCCGTAACCACTAATGCTTGGAAGCCAACACTTACCTTTTTACCCTCAATGTCATAAAATTCTCTTTTTAATAGAGAACCTTCTTTTTGTTGAAAGAGGATTGTTTTACTTTTGGAAGCAGGCTTTTCTTCCTGGGCAAATATGTTTAGGGAAAAAGCAATAAGAGTTAATAATAATGTTATCTGTTTCATAGTAATATTGGTTTGGGGTTTATAATAATACATTCTTTCTAGTTAATTTACTATTTAATTATTAGTTTTATTATCAGGATTATGATCGCTTGTTATTCTTATATGTTCCTGTGGAAAGGTTATATCTGTTTCTTCCACATTTTGCAAAATGAAAATTCCCAAAGCCCGAGTCTTTTCATTTTGAGGATTTATTTGGGATAATGTGTCATAATACCATTCTTTTTTATTTGGAAGTAAAGGGCATTTTTTCTTTAAATAGTCCTGATACTCTATACGAATTTTAGATAATAGGTTGATAATAACTTCAATTCTATCTTTGGTTAAATTATCTTTTACGGCTACAAGTAGTGCGTCCATATATCCATCTATGGCATATTGTATGAAATTCCCATCATGCATTTTTGTTGCATAGTTTAAAATGCGAGTGAAAGTAATATCAGATTTTAACCATTCCAACTCTTTCTTTATTTCTTGGAATTGACTTCTTAGTTTTTCGTTTTCATTTACTAATGTTTCTATTTGATGCTTGTTCGTTGTTTCCATGTCTTTAAGTAGCTTCTTGTTTTGTTCATCAATATCTTTCTTTAAATTGAAAGATTGATAAATCTGAACAGCAACAAATACAGTTACTGCCAATGAAATAATGGCTACCATCCCGCCGAGGTAATCTATCTCAAGGTCTGTTCTGTAATCATACCTAAATATTGTTACTAAAGATAGTATTATAGCTATTCCACTAGTTATTATAGTAAAATAAATATACGCATGAACATTATGCTTTTGTTCTTTAATCATAGTTCGAAAGGTGATTTCTTTTTTAGAATGCCGTATTATAATCTCATGCTACGTTCAACAACCTTAATCACATTGTATATCTCTACTACATCGTCAAGATTAACAGTGTAGTCGTTAAATAATTCGTTGAGTGAATGGCAAGTGATATTTCCGTAATCATCTTGCGCAGTGATTTGCTTAATGGATATTCCTTTTGTTCGATGTACAATGACGAAATACCAGTCGTTGATATGAAGTTTAGGAAGCCATAAATCACGTCTTACTTCCCTGCAAAGTAGTTTATCTCCGTCGCAAATAGAATTACGGCTGCCGTCGTCCATGCTGTCACCTTCTGCCTCAAATATGCGGTATTTTCCGTGATAGGTCTGGTCTACGATAACTGGCATTGTCGGCAGGGTATCTATGTATTCTGTATCTCCGTATCCGGCAAGATAACCACATTGTGCCTTGATATGTATAACTGGCACATTCATGTAGCTTAAATCATCAACTGGACGGGCATTGGAATGATATCTTTGGGAAGCAGCATCAGTCATCATCTCTCCTTCACCGGTTAGCAACCAAGATAATCGAAATTGAGGATATACTTTTATGATGGCATTAGCTAACTGGGAAGATATTTTTTTGGTTTTTCCTTTTTGTAAGTCAAATATCCTTTGATAAAGTACTCCTATTTTTTCGGCTAATGTTGGAGCTTTAATATCCAATTCATCTAAAACATTATTTATTATTTCTTTTCCCGTCATATTGATAAGAATTTTCTTATATTTGCAAAAAATATTTTTTTTATGGATAATAACAAGGTTGAATATATTCAAATCTCCCTAAGAGTAATAATAGCTTTGTTGGGTACTATAATAGGCATCTTATGCTGTAAATAGCAATGTAATAATAGCACTTGCCATAGCGCTAATAATAGCTATTGATACATCTTTCCCAAGATTTCCGAACAAGGATTGCCATTTTTGTTTTCTATCATTCTTCTTATTTATACTATAACCACCTCTATTTTGGAAATCAACGCCTTTTGGTGTGATTTCTATCGTATAACGGTGTGGTATATTATTGCTGTTTTTTGCTGTAATATATCCATCCTCAGCAAGTTTTTCTATTATGCTATCTCTCTTAATAATATCTGATGTTATGTCTGCAAACATCCTATCTGAGAAGTGCAAACTTTCATTGTAAGCGCAGAACATCGCTATGATAGTCAAATAGAAATCTAAATCATTTTCTGTTATCTCTCTTCTGGTTTGCATAAATATTAATAGAAGTTAAATATAAGAATATTCTTATATTATTTCTTGTATTTGATATAAGAAAAATCTTATCTTTGCAACATCAAACAACAAACAACAGCAAAGATGCGAAGTTTGATTGAGATAACCAAAAAAACAACATACCTAAAAAGGAGTAAGACAATGAAAAAGTACGATTTACACAAGATTATGAAAACGGCTCATGAGATATACAGAAAGTATTTCAAGCTATACCAACTTACTCACGGTGTACAGACTTTCGGTGACTGCATGAAAGTTGCTTGGGCTAATGAAAAGAAGCGTATCGCTGATGAAGAAGCAAGAAAAGCAGAGAAAGAAGCCATGAAAGCTGTTTTGGCACAACCTGCAAAGCGTAGCGCTTATGATAATTTGTCAATCCCAACTTCCGCCTACTACAACCCAAACAGCAAAGGTGCTTTTGGTTCTCGTTACGTAGGTGACTAAATATGAAAAAGCTGCAGAAAAGGTCAGTGCTATACCGGTGATAAAAGCCGCGAGGGTTCGTAATGGCAAACGAACACTTTACCCTTCACCGGGCAGCTTTCCCAAATGCTAAACTTAAAATGAAAACAGATATGTTACAACAAGAATTTGAAGAGAGAACAGGATTAAAGTTATCGGCTGACGGTTATGCCGAGGTTGAGGAATGCTACATGAATACAGACCTTGATAAAGATGTTTTTTGTAAGCTGTGGATTGAGAATCCAACCGCACTTAAAGAAATAGAGCGAAAGACTGTATTAGTACGTGAACTACAAGAAGAGCGTAAATGTCTTTCGAATCTTTTGATAGACCAAGCCGAAAAATGTAGCGCAAGTGATTTGAGGGAAATGGCAATCGCCATGATTGGTGAACGTGAGTATCTAAGCAGAAAGATTACTAAAGGCTATAATCTTTGGAAAGCGGATAAAGAGTTGCTTTTGGATATTCTGAAAAAGTAGAAATAATCTCTATCTGGTCTTTGAGCCTACCCTTTAATGGGAGATAGAGAACTGATATGAGCTCGACATTCGGGCAGGAGAGGCGATACTCCGCAACAACACACCCCGAAAGACTTGGAACTGGTGACAGCAGAAGCAGACTTGAGTAGGGTTACGGGTGCAGTCCCGGTGAAATCTGCCGCAGTTCGTACTGAGAAAGGTACAGGAACTCCGAAGCATACCCACGTAAACAGATAGTAGACTTGTCCTTGATTGTGGTGGGGTAAAATAAAGAAGCCAACACGCCCCGAACGGTACATCATTCCGTCTTGAAATCGTTGTAGATTATCGGGGCACGAATTTTATCAATAAATTATAATAAAATGGTGAAGAGAATTACAGAAAATTGGACTGAGGCTTTGCTGAATATGGAAGTAGGTGAAGTTGTTGAATTCCCGCTTGAAAAGTCTGAATCTATTGTCGGAAGTATTATTCCACGTTTGCGAAAAAGAATGTGGAGAGAAAAGGCTGATTGGAGTAGAGACGGGGATTACGATACAGAGAACGGAATTTTCAGAGTTAAAAGGATAGCGTAATGGTTTCCCTTTCTCCAGCGGAAATGCTTGTTGCAAATGAGTATTGTAAGGGACTTGCTGACAAAGAAGTGGCTGACAATCTGAGTAAATCTGTTTGGACTATCAAGACACAGAAGCGGACTATCTATCGAAAGTTAGGCATATCCAAAGATACTGAATTGCTTCTGTATATGATTTGTAACAAGATGAAACGCAATTTCGATTTGAATGAATTACGGAAGCATGGACTTGAACTTTTATTTTCCGTTCTTTTTGTTGTGATGCAGGTTACTTGCAATGATTTTGATTTGCGGAGAATGAAAACACCCTCACGGGTACGGACTGCAATGCGCTATATAAGAGTAGGGGGACGGAGTAATAATAATTTTAATTTTTGGCAGCATGATATATGAGGTAAACGGTGATTTACGCAGTTCTATGTTGATTGATGGGACAGCGGAGGCAAGGTTGGCAGATATACTTACCATCATGGATAAGCGTACATTTCCTAAGAGGGAATCAGAAAGAATAGTAGGTGGACCCGGTAGATTGAAAACCTTGGTAAATTCTCGAAGAGTGAGAGTTGAATATAGACCTAATGGACGAAGTTATTACAATGCTTCGGATGTGTTGAGTTTTGCAAAAGTAAGAAAAGGAAGAAACCATGAAAAGAATAATTCTCAACGTGCTATTGCTTAATGTATTGGCTCTGCCTTGTTTGGCAATGTTCAACGGTGTTGATCCGATGACGGGAGAGTGGAACTATACTATTAACCTTTTTGGCATGGTATATTCTGTTTGGTTCTATTACAATGTATTGAAGAAGATAATAAAAATATGAACCTCAGCGGAGGAAGTGCATTACATAAAAACTTGTTTTGTTAGACTACTGCCGGCAAGGTCTGTGAAGATATAGCGGGCAGAAACGGGTAATTAGCTCAGTCAGGTAGAGCGGTACATGATTATTTTAATGTTGGTAATTTGTCATGGTATTATTTAAAGGTTTCATTCATGTACAGGTCACGGCGTTCGAGTCCCGTATTACCCACACAGTTTTTTTTATGTTTAACCAGTAATGCCGACGAAAAGGACGTCGTAGGGAGAATGCCCCTATTTGAGTTTTATATTTCATCTATCTTGTTAACTACCCTTCCCGGTGTGGTTTGACCGCCTATCCGGGAGCAATGCCCAAGCGAGGGCAGATATAGTTTAGTATGTTATTTTGTGTTTGTGCTGGGTGTGCCGTCTGTGAAGATAGTACACCTTTTTTATTCGGGAGTTCGGTGTAATGGCTAACACACCTCATTCGAAGAGACTGGCGGTTCGAGTCCGTCAACTTCCACGACATTTTTTATTAACCACATAAATTTTATCATTATGAGTTTGATTAAGAAACCTAACGAGCTGACCGTTAAGACTACATTGTCAGCACTGATTTACGGACAGCCGGGTATGGGTAAAACAACATTGGCATTATCTGCTCCCAACCCTGTACTATTCGATTATGACGGTGGTATTCACCGTGTCAATGCCGCCCATCGTGTACCGACCGTTCAGATAACAAGCTGGGACGAGACGAATCAGGTACTTGCTTCCGAAGAAATCAAGGAGTTCGACACGATTGTGATTGACACTGCCGGAAAGATGCTCTCTTTCATGGATAAGGCTATCATGGCAGCCAACCCAAAAATGAAGAAAGCTGATGGCACTCTTTCCCTGCAGGGATATGGGGTACGAAAGAATATGTTTATCAGCTTTGTAAATCAAGTTACCCTCATGGGTAAGTCGGTTATCTTCGTTGCTCACGAACGGGAAGAGAAAGTCGGTGATGAAAAACAGATACGTCCGGAGATTGGCGGTTCATCTGCCGGTGATTTGATTAAGGAACTGGATTTGGTTGGTTACATGGAAGCCATTGGCAAAGATAGAACAATCTCCTTTGACCCGTGTGAGAAGTTCTACGGTAAGAATACCTGTAATCTTCCCTCACGTATCAAAATACCTGTCATTATTGATGCCTCCGGTACCGTTACGGGAAAGAATGATTTTATGACGAACATCATTAATACCTACAAGGAGTATCAGACAAAACAGACAGAGTTGTCTTCCGAATATGATAAGGTTCTTGAGGTTATCCGTGATACGGTGGAACAGGTGACCGATATGCAGTCGGCCAATGAGGCACGGGAAGCGATTGTGGGAATGAACCATATCTTTGACACAAAAATACGGGCCGGTATGATGCTCAATGAGAAGTGTAAACTACTCGGATTGAAGTTCAACAAATTATCTAATAAGTATGAACCAGCCGCCTAAGTATAGATTTTACCCATCGCTGCTTGATAAGTTCGAGCAGTATCTGCGGGTGGATGAACAGGTTGAAAGCTTTTGGAATATCGACAATGAAACGGGGGAATACAAAAAAAGCCCCGAAGAGATTGAGGCGGAACTTAAGCAAACTTTGCTTGATGCGATAAACCGCATTCCATTTGAGAGTGAAGCGGCTGATAAAGGAACGGCATTCAATGCTATCATAGACTGCTATATCCATAGGAAAAAACATATTCCGAGCGAACGGGAGCCGTATACCATTGTCGGTGATGAAGAAACCAACATTATCCAGGTTAATTTCCCGCCCACGGATATAGCGCCTGCCCGTCATTTTCTGTTTGACCGTACATGGTGTATTGAACAGTCGAAATATTTTGCCGGTGCATTGTCTCAAGTCTTTGTTTCTGCCACTATTTCCACCCGTTACGGTGATGTGGAACTTTACGGGTTTATAGACGAACTTCTCAGAGATACGGTCTATGATATCAAGGCGACCTCAAAGTATGATTTCGGTAAATATGAGCATGGCTGGCAACGGCATGTATATCCTTATTGCTTGATTGCTTCCGGTCAAATGGAGAGCGTGAAAGCGTTTGAATACACTGCATATCAGTTGAAAGGCGGTACGAGCCGTACTCCGCTAATCAGCGGAACGCGGTATCCGGAATATTATACTTATAATCATGAGCAGACGGTTAAACTGCTGACAGCCCACTGTGAACAGTTCATAGAATTTCTGGAAGTAAATCGGGAGTTTATTACGGATAAGAAAATATTTGGATTAGAGTAATGGCACAGGAAGCAATTCTGGAAAAGGTTAACGGCGAGGTACACATGAGCAAGTCTTTTGACTTCATGTGTTCCCAACTTCGTAACGGTCGGTATCGTGTAAAGATTGAGCGATATACGGAACCACGGTCGCTATCACAAAATGCGCTCATGTGGCTTTGGTTCACTTGCATTGAGCAGGAAACCGGAACGGATAAGCTGGATATACACGATTACTACTGCAACCTATTCCTGAGAAGAACTTCCTATATTAAAGGTAAAGAAACGGTTATCGCCGGAAGCACCTCGAAACTCAATACAGTGCAGATGACAGACTTTCTGAATAAAGTCCAGGCTGACGCTGCTGCCGAACTGGGAATAATACTCCCTCTTCCGGCTGACCGTTACTATAACGAATTTATCAACGAATATAAAGACAGGAGATAAAAATGAATATCACAAAAGCAAAAATAACAAAGGACAACACACTTGTTGCTACTTTTAAGAACGAGAATGAGGATAATGTGACTGTTGAGGGAAAGAACCTTATCCATAAGGATTTGCGGGCAGCGTTTGACGAGCTGATTCCTCACCTTACTTTCCTCTGTGAGCAAAAGGAAGCTGACGGCAAAGATTCCATAGATGAATTGCCGGAAGAAATCTTCTCTACATTCGAGGTTACTGGTTATACGATTGGTGGTTCTGATGATAATATCGGGGTTACTTTGGTCGGTAAACGTTTCCTAAAAAGTAAAAAGGTGCTCAATCTCATTGCACCATTTACCATGTTCAACAATGAGAACGAGGAATACGAACACGCCTTTGAGTTACAGCAAGCCATTGACGCTTGTAATTATGAAGTAGAACAGTATCTGACTGCAAAGAAATGGGCAGTAGTTCAGCAGGAACTTCCATTTGATGAAAGTGCTCCGACTGATATAGTGGCCGACCCGGTGGGGGACGCTACTTTTGAGGAGGAAGCTAACGAGTTCCTCAAACAAGTGGCGGAACAGACCGGCACTACTTTGATAGTGGACGGTAAGAAAGTGAAACCGCGTCATTCACGTACTAAGAAAGTCAAAGAAACAGCAGCTTGATTATGGCAGCACCTTTTTGTATCACCAAATATCCGGACGGCTTCAAACTTAAATTCATGTACCATCCGATGCTGATTAAATGCGTGAAGAATATTCCATCGGTCAAAGCGAATGCTAAAAAGGCTTATCTTTTCAATGAGAAAGCATGGTGGGTTGACCTTGCCGATGAATGGTATGTCAACACCATGGCGAATTGGGCGGTACAATATGGTTATTGCGGATCAGTACAGCGGTCGGAGCAACGGAAAGCTGATATAAGTTTTGAAATTGCTCCGATGCCGCAATTGACCGTACCTCACGGATTACTTCTCGAACCATATGATTATCAGAAAGAGGGTATCGCTTATGCTTTGGCCCATAAACGATGTATCTTCGGTGACCAGCCGGGGCTTGGTAAGACATTACAGGCAATAGGTACGGTAACGATTGCAAAATCTTATCCGTGCCTTGTTGTATGTCCGGCCGCACTTAAGATAAATTGGCAACGCGAGTTCAAGAAGTTTGCAGGAAAGCAGGCATTAATCCTTGATGATAAGAATAAGAATACTTGGCAACGCTTCATCGAAACCAAGTGCTGTGATATTTTCATTACGAATTATGAGAGTTTGAAAAAGTTCTTCGTATTGGACGTGAAGAATGATACTCGGTTTACGTTGAAGTCAATTACTTTCGACCCTCGCATAACACTTTTTAAATCAGTCATTATTGATGAGTCTCATAAATGTAAGTCTACCAAGACACAGCAAAGTAAATTTGTTGAGGGCATCTGCAAAGGTAAGGATTTTATTCTTGAACTGACGGGAACGCCAGTTGTGAATGATAATACCGACCTTATACAACAGCTTAAGATAATGGGACGCTTGGAAGACTTCGGTGGGTATAAGACATTTACCGAACGTTTTTGTAACGGGCCGAAGAAAGCGTCTAATTTGAAAGAATTAAACTGGCGCCTTTGGAATACCTGCTTCTTTCGACGGGAGAAGGCAAAGGTGTTGACCCAACTTCCGGATAAGACACGCCAGTATATCGAGATGGATATCACTACGCGGTTGGAATATGAGAAAGCAGAAAGCGACCTTATTCAATATCTGCGTGTTTATAAGAATGCGGACGACGAGAAGATTGCCAAGTCCATGCGCGGCGAGGTAATGGTAAGGATGGGTATATTGAAAGCTATTTCCGCTCGTGGAAAAATCAAGGCGGCTGCCGAATTTATCCATGACGTTATCGATGGGGGAGAGAAACTGATAGTATTTGCTTATCTGAAAGAAGTAGTAATGGAACTGAAAAAGATGTTTCCTCAAGCAGTAACGGTTACAGGTGAAGATAATGCTACCCGGAAACAGATGGCTGTAGATGCTTTCCAAAATAATCCAGATTGTACACTTATTATTCTGAACTACAAATCAGGTGGTACGGGGCTTACGCTGACTGCTTCCAGTCGTGTGGCCTTTATTGAGTTCCCATGGACGTTCAGCGATTGCGAACAGGCGGAAGACCGGGCACACCGTAACGGCCAGAAGAATAATGTCAACTGTTACTATTTCCTTGGAAAGAATACCATTGATGAATATATGTATGATGTCATTCAGCGGAAGAAGGGTATAGCTAACGGAGTTACTGGAACTGATGATGTAGTAAAGGAGAATGTAGTAGATATGGCTATGGACTTATTCAAAGGTAGATTATGAGAAAGAAACAAACTACACCGCAATCGGAAAGTCAGATACAGCATAGTTGTCTGACTTGGTTCCGGCATCAATATCCGTTTTTGAGTCGCATGCTGTTCGCTGTTCCTAACGGTGGGAAACGCGATGCCCGTACCGGTGCGCAAATGAAATACGAAGGTGTTTTACGCGGCGTTGCCGATTTGATACTTCTTATCCCTAAGAAAGGTTTTGCGTCTCTCTGTATAGAGATGAAAACTCCGAAGGGGAAACAGAGAGAGGAACAAATTGAATGGCAGAGAGAAGTGGAAAAGTATCGAAATAAATACGTTATCTGCCGTTCTCTTCAAGATTTTATGAACGAGGTTAATTCCTATCTACGATGAATTATATTGAATTAGTCAATAACTTTTGGACTGTGAGGCGTATTAGACCGATGACAAGTTACGAGGCAGATTTTTATTTCTATTTGCTGAAAGAATGTAACTCGAGAAACTGGACTAATCCGTTCGAATTGCCGTCGAGGAATGTGGAGCTTGAACTTGGCATCTCTCGCAAAACAATTTGTGACCTACGCAACAAACTCCAGCAAAAAGGATTGATTTCTTTCAAAGAAGGGAATAAACGGGCAAACGGAGCTTTTTATCAGATACTTTATGTTTCTGACGGTAACAAAAATGGTAACGAAAGTGGTAACAAAAATGGTAACATAAACGGTAACGTAAATGGTAACCCTTTATATAAACAGAAACATAAACAAAAACCTATGGGGGAAAATAACTCTGGCGAGTTATTCCCGCCGGAGCCACCACCGAAAAAGAAGCCGCCTAAAACCAAAGTGGAGTTTATACCACCGACCGTTGAAGAAGTGAAAGAGTATTTCCGGGACAAACTTCCTGACTGGGAACTGCAAGCAGATATTTTCTACAATCATTTCTCTGGACTTGGTTGGAAAACGGCTACAGGCGCCAAGGTGGAACGTTGGGACAGCCGGGCCAATCTTTGGATAATCGAAAAAAAACAGCAAGACAATGGAAAAACAGAAACCCAAGGACAAAACGGTCGGGATGCTGATAAGGCAGCAAAGGCGAGAAACCTCATTGCGGAGTATGCGGCCATCGAGCAGGGATGTGATGCTGTCGGCCATCAAGCAGAGATACCCGACCTTTAGCCAAGTATCTGCCGCATATTCGACATCGCTCCAGCCGATGCTTCTTGCCGACCTTGACAAAGCCTACAGCGAAAAGTCGCCCACGTTGTCTGACCTTGAACGGATGTACGGTGACGGTTCCTCGGCTCTGTGGGTAAAGACTCAACTGCTGACTATTGACTTTGCCTCTGCTACAAAAGAGAGTGCTAATGAAAAAGCCTTGAATGAGTTCTCAAATTTGTTTGTAAGGCAGTACCACTATATCAAGCTGACTGAATTCATACTATTTGTCGCCCGGTTCAAGTTGGGCAGATACGGGAAATTTTACGGTTACTTCGACACGATAACCATTGGCGAGGCTTTCCGCAAGTTCCTCAAAGACCGGTCGGATGAGTTGGATATAATCATCCGGAACCGCAATAACCGGGCACAGGAGCAGCGGCAAGCGCCTGTGGAACGGAATCACCAACCGCCCGATGATTTGCGGGCAAAACTCAAACTGAAATGAAAGACATCAAACTGATAGCGACTATTCTGTCAATTCTGACAGCGTATGCCGCTTTTTATTTTGTCTGCTATTGGATAGCGGACTATTGTTTAAGGACTTATTTGTAACGCAATTATGGAAAACAAAACTTTCAAAGAAGCTATCAAGAGTTATCTTGATGAGCGTGCCAGGACTGATGAACTGTTCGCCAAGTCCTATGCAAAGGAAAACAAGAATCTGGACGAATGCTGTTCCTACATCATGGGTGAAGCCAAGAAGCTGGGTAATGCCGTATGCATTTCCGATAACGAGGTGTTCGGTATGGCTGTACACTATTACGACGAGGACGACATCAAAGTCAACAAACTACCTGCCGGCACAAGAGCTGTAGCTTCCACTTTATCCCAACCGGTGAAGCTGACCGAAGAAGATAAAAAGAGAGCCCGTGAGGAAGCGATAAGACGCCTTGCCGAAGAGCAATACGCTTTGCTCAAGAAAAAGCCGTCACGGGCAAAGAAAGATACAACGGAAGTCCAACAGATGTCATTGTTCTAAGCCATGAAACCGCGTACTAAATTGCAAAAGGAAGTTGCCGAGCTGAGTGCAAAGTTGGGTGAAATCTCCGACTCTCCCAAGAATTGGGCGAAAGAACATCTGTTTGCTCGTACTGCGTATAAATGTAAGGATGAACTTTGGTGTTCAGAATGTGGTAAGATGTGGATAAATACCGATAATAGCGAATTGGGTACTATCCTTTTGGGTGATAAGACCGAATGCCCTTATTGCCACCATAAATTGGATGTAACGGTCAGTCGTAAGAGCCAGAATAAAGAGGAAATCTACATGGACATACTGCAGGTTGTAGGTAACTTCCAAGTCATACGCCATATTCTATGCTGTAAGTATTCTTGTAAGGAAGGGTTCCGTAAGTACCAGACTTCAAATCCTTATTACTTCTTTTCTGAAACCGTTCAGGAATGGATTGCAGTTAATGGCAAACGTACCATTATCGCCAGGCCTATGAATATGGGTGGCAATGGATGGTTGTATAGTGAGCCTTTGAGTATAAAGAACGAATACGGTAGCGGTTATTACAGTTATGGAGATGTATACTCTATACATGGATGGTTATATAGCAAGATAGAGCTTCTCCCGGAATTAAAGAAACGCGGTATAGGTCGGAATTTTCCCGATGTCAATCCGTCGAGGCTTATACGGTCGCTCTTAACCGGTAACAATGATGCCGAACTCTGTTTGAAAACAAAGCAGATGGCAATGCTTAAGCACATGGCTAAAGAGGGCTATTATCAGCTTCGATACAAGCCGTCTTTCAATATCTGTAACCGTAATCATTACATCATCAAGGACGCTGGTATGTGGAATGACTACATCGACTTGCTGCTCTATTTCAAGAAAGACGTACGTAACGCCAAATATGTCTGTCCTAAGAACCTGAAAGCTGAGCATGATTTGCTGATGAATAAGAAAAGGAGCATTGAAGCAAAACTTCGCAGAGATAGGGAAAGACGGGAGGCAATCCGTCGTGAAAAGGAACGTAGAGAGAACATTATTCAGTTTTACAAAAGAATGGAGAAGTTCTTCGGTTTGGAGATTACGGACGGAAGTATAACTATCCGTCCATTGGAAAGTATAACCCAGTTCTACCAAGAAGGGAAAGCAATGCACCATTGCGTATATACGAATGGGTATTATAAGCGTAATGATTGCCTTATCCTTTCGGCCCGTATTGGGGAAAAACGTATCGAGACGATAGAATTGTCTCTGAAAACTCTTGAAGTAGTCCAATCCCGTGGTGCATGTAACCAGAATACAGAATACCATGAACGTATCATAGGACTTGTCAAAAAGAACATAGGTTTAATCCGTAATAAATTATCAGCATGAAACATATCATCAGAAAATAGAATAAATAATGTAATAGAGATATGAAAAATAATGTTTTGAGGTTTGATTATTGGTTCTCTTCTCATTATAAACGGTTGCGAGGTATATTAGGATGGAAACTAAATGAGGACGTTTTACACGATACTTATTTACTCCTTAGGAAAGATATATTATTTATAGATTTACCAATAATAGATTTTGAACCTTTATTTTGGGGAGTTTATAAAAGAACCAGGCTTCGAGATATAGCAAAAGAGAGCCGATACTATAGACCTGATGAGATGTTTTTCCAGCTAATAAGTATGGAAGAGGATTTATCTATTGAGGAACTTGTAGAGTTTGACAAAATTACAAAAGATATTCTTTCTTTCATTAAACATAAATATCCGAAAAATGATTATAGGCTATTTAAACTAAAAGTTTACGATACCGGATGCTCTTATAAGGAACTTTCAGATTACACAGGTATTTCAGTAAGCACCATATATCGTAAAATCAATTCAATAAATAATGCCATTCGAAGTAATATAAGTTTTGCAAACCGATATTCATGTATAACAATCGTATAATATTAAAATCTACCAATTATGAAACTTGTAATATACAACAGAGAAAACAGCCAGCCAGTAGGACAACGCAACGGAGAAAGAACTTTAAGATTTAATCGTGAAAATGGTATAATTTACATATCTAAGGCTTTTGCAGCTGAGTTAAACATTAAAGATATAGATAAAGTTCAGTTTGCCAATGATGAAGAAAATACAAAGAACTGGTTTATTGGCAAAACAGACAGTGAACAAGGCTTTTCTATCAAGTATGACAAAGGCGGTATTCGCTTTATGAATAAGTTCCTAAGTAATAAAATACTTGATTGTGCAAAAGTAAAGGATAACGCTTCCTTCCTTATTGAGAAGGAGCCTATTACAGTTGATGGTGCTAAATATTTTAAGATAATGCTTTCTTCTCCCATAATCGTAAAGCGTTCATCGAATAAAAAGGCAGCGATAGATAATAGAAATGGAAAGTGAGTGGAACGTAATAAAGTAAAATATGGGATTTGATTGGTTTTGGTTTACTGTAGTAATTTTGATAATCTGCGTTACTATATATTCCAGTCTCAATAGTTATTGGGAACATAAATATGGGAATAAGAATGAAGATTGCGATATGTGGTGACATTACAAAATCTACTGCCAAATCGTGTCAGTAACTTCTTTGAAACCGGATAGTCCGTTCATGGATTATTCGGTATCTTTATTTTGTAAATCAAAATAATAAAGTATGTACGCAGTAAATCAGTATGATGCAATTGCAGAGAGTTACGATTCTCTGTTTAAAGACAAAGCCAGCATTGAGGAGAATCGTAAAATAGCTTCGATGCTTTTTGATGTTCCCGGAATTATTCTTGATGTGGGATGTGGCACCGGATTGTTCCTTGATATTCTGAAAGTATCTCCAGATGAATATTTCGGTATCGATCCGAGCAATAAGATGCTTGAAGTTTTTAGGAAGAAGCATCTCGGGTATTATAATCTATGCATCCCGTTTGAGATGTTAAACCTGAAGTTTATGGTATTCAATACCGTTGTCGCTCTGTTTGGTTCGGCCAGTTACATTGAAATCGAAGCGTTAACGGATATCCCTGAGGAGAAGAATTTGTTCCTTATGTTCTATAAAGAAACGTATCATCCGGTGACTTACGAACGTAGCGGTTGCGAATTGGAATATCATGAACATTCGAGGTGTGAGCTGGAACAAGGCTTTCCTCATTGTGAAGTAAAAGAGTTTAGTAACTATTATATCGTGACTAACGTATGATATTATATTCAGAACGAAATGTGTATGAAGCGGCGAAAGAACGCATAAGGCAGCTATTCTCTATAGGTGGCCGTCTGGGCGTTTGTTTTTCTGGAGGCAAAGATAGTACCGCTTTGCTGCATATCACTTTGGAAGTGGCACGTGAACTTGGTATTCGAAAGATACCGGTTATGTTTCTTGACCAGGAATGTGAGTATACATATACAGTCGAGTATATGCGTTATGTTATGTCTTTGCCGGAAGTAGAGCCTATTTGGGTACAAGTACCATTCAGATTATGGAATGCTAATAGCGGTGATTGGTTTATTCCTTGGGAACCAGGAAAAGAATGGATGCGTGAAAAAGAGGATATTGCTTTCAAAGAGAATGTATATGGCGCTGACAGATTTAAAGACATGTTCAATGCCATTGCATATAATCATTTGGGAGGCAATTATGTTTCTTTGGGGGGTGTCCGTATTGAAGAATCTCCGGCCCGTCGTGCAGGATTAACAGGTAAGGAAACTCTTCCTGGTATGACATACGGAAAACGTTGCAGTCATGGAGTAGTTATGTACCCTTTGTATGATTGGTCTTATCGCGATATTTGGTATTATATCTTCTCCAATCGGTTAAGATATAATAAGGCCTACAATTACATTTTCTCAAAAGAGCCGCTACGTTCGGCCAGGGTGTCCTCTCTGATTCATGAGAACAGTAATCAGAATATCCCTTACTTGCAGGAAATTGACCCGAAGGCATATAATGCCATGTACACCCGCATCCCCAATATTGGTACGACAAATCATCTTCTGTTGGATGCCTTTGAAGAGATACGTAATTATCCGAACTGTTTTAAGGATTGGCCGGAATATTTGAAGTATCTCATTGATAACATAGTGGCTGAGGATAAGAATAAAGTCATTTTTACCAATAACCTGAAGACAGTGATTACTAAAGTTGCAAATTGGTCTGATGTAGACCGTCTTGATATTTACCGCGCTTTTGCTCGTGGGATTATTACCGAAGACTTTGAACAGACAAAGTTAAATAACAGATTATTGGTTCATAAATCAAAGTATAAATATGGAAAGGCTAAAAGAAATAATCATCCGGATGCTTGATAAAACGCCGGACAAAATAAACTTCTTCAATGAAGTGAGGCAGCTTTTATTTTCCCTGTCTCCGGAGAAAGTGAACCCGGTGGACCGTGTTCTTTGGGTTCCAATGGAAATGGTAAAAGCAAACAACTATAATCCTAATGCCGTGGCAAAGCAGGAAATGCAGTTACTTTATACTTCCATTCGGGAAGATGGATATACTCAGCCTATCGTTACGATTTGGAGCGAGGAAGAGCAAAAGTACATCATTGTAGACGGATTTCACCGTAATCTCATTGCACGTATGTACAAGGATATTGCCCGACGGAATAGTGGTCGTCTCCCCATTGTGGTTATTGATAAGGATATCAATGACCGTATGGCATCTACGGTCCGGCATAACCGGGCACGTGGTAAACATTCTGTCGACGGCATGACGAATATCATTTATAACATGATTAAAAATGGAGAGTCGGATGCAGTCATTTGTAAGAAGCTTGGTATGGAACCATTAGAGCTTGTAAAACTTAAGCACATCACCGGCTTTGCTAAGATGTTCAAGAACTATGAATACAGCAAAGCCATTAAAGAAATTATTCATCACACAGATTCAGCAGAGTTATGATTATGGATATACAGAATATTGCAATAGATAAAATCATTCCATATTGGAATAATGCCCGGAACAATAGCAAGGCTATCAAACCGGTAGAAGAATCAATCAAGAAGTTTGGTTTTAACCAACCGCTTGTAGTAGATAAGAATCTTGAAATAATAGTCGGGCACACACGATACTTTGCTCTCTTAAATCTTGGATATAAGGAAATACCTTGTATCGTTGCTGATTTGGACGAAGAAAAGGCACGTCAGTATCGTATTGCTGATAATAAGACATCGGAGTTTGCATCATGGGATGAAGATAAACTGATACGTGAACTTAGGACTATGAATGTCCCTGCAGATATGCAAGATTTCTTTTTTGAGCCAATAGAGCAGTTACTCGGATTTGATGTAAACTTTACTCCGGCAAATGATTATGTGACAGAAGATGTGCAAGCAGAGGAAGTACAGCGGGAGTTCAGTCAGGAAATGGAACGTCAAGAGAATGAGGCTTTCAAAAAGAAAACGGAACGTATTGAAGAGAACTTAGAGCAAGAGAAGACCGAATATATTGAAATGGCATGTCCCCATTGTGGAGAAATAATCAGAATGAAGAAGTGATATGGCAGCACCAACGGGAAATAAATTTTGGATGTTAAGGAGTAAGCATGGGAGAGATAAACTCTTTTCCACGCCGGAACTTTTGTGGGAAGCTGCATGTGAGTATTTCCAATGGTGCGATGAAAATCCTTGGCTTTCCAAAAAAGCTGTTCAAAAGACAGTTCCTGTGAAAAGAAAGAAAGGGAAGAAAGTGGAAACTGTTAATGAGCAGCAAGTGCAACAAGAAGTTTCCCCGACTTCCCGTCCATACTCCCTTACCGGATTTTGTATTTACGTAGGCGCTTCATCCAAATGGTGGAGCACCTTTCGTACGGAATGTAAAAATAAGAATGACGAAGATTTTTTAGAGGTCATCGCACGCGTGGAAGAAACAATCGAAACGCAGCAGTTTGAAGGTGCATGTGTCGGTGCTTTTAATGCGAATATCATTGCTCGTAAACTTGGGCTTGCGGATAAGCAGGAAGTAGATCATACGAATGCAGGGAAAGAGTTTAAGTCATTTTCATTTCTTCCATATACCAAAGAAGCGGAGAGTGTGAAGTGATGGGAGAGAGAGTCAACATAAAACAGCGTTTAGCCTATAACTATCTTCGTGACGATGTTACGAAGTTCTTATGTTATGGTGGTGCCGGTGGCGGTGGTAAGTCATGGCTCGGTTGTGAATGGCTGATGCAATGTTGCCATTATCTTCCCGAAACTCGTTGGTTTGCGGGGCGAAATAATCTCAAAGACAGTCGAGCATCTATAGCGGTGACATTTGTTAAAGTGGCTAACTCTCATGGCTATCCATATTATCACTTGACAAATGACGGTATCAAGTTCGATAATGGGAGTGAGATTATCTTTTTGGATTTGACATATTACCCCTATAAAGATCCGATGTATGAACGTTTCGGCTCCTTGGAATTTACGGGTGGATGGATCGAAGAGGCGGGTCAAGTGAATAGATTGGCCTTTGAAGTGTTACAGACCCGTATAGGGCGGCACTTGAATGATGTCTATAATGTTCCAGGGAAAATTCTTATTACTTGTAATCCCAAAAAGAATTGGTTATACGATAAATTTTATAAACCATGGAAAGAGCATAAGTTAAAAGATGGTTATGCTTTTGTACAGGCGTTGGTACAAGACAATCCATTTGCAACAGAAGACTATATAAACACTTTGAAAAATACTAATGATAAAGTAACGAAAGAGCGTTTGTATTTCGGCAATTGGGAATATGATAATGATCCGGCAGTACTTTGTGATTATGATGCCATTTGTGATTTATTTGTAAATGAGCATGTACAACCGGTAGGCTTATCAACAGGTTCTTCTGACCTTGCCATGAAAGGCCGAGACCGTTTTGTCAGTGGGCATTGGATAGGTAATGTATGCTATATCAGATTAGACCAGGAATACAGTACGGGCAAATCCATTGAAGCAGACCTTAAAAACATGATGATACAGTGGAGTATTCCACGCAGTATGATGATAGTTGATAGCGATGGGCTGGGGAGTTATCTTGAAAGTTATCTGAATGGTATCAAAGAATTTCATGGCGGTAATCGCCCGATTAATCCGGAGTTTGACAATCTGAAATCAGAGTGCGCTTTTAAGCTCGCAGAACTGATAAATAACCGACAGATAAGGATTATATGTACGGAAGCCCAAAGAGAGCGTATAATTGAAGAATTAGGAGTTTTAAAGCAAGACCATATAGATGCTGATACCCGAAAGAAAGGAATAATCAGTAAAGAGAAAATGAAAGAGATTCTTGGTCATTCTCCGGATTATCTTGATATGCTGATAATGGCAATGTTCTTCCGTATCAAGCCAATTCCCAAACGACCAAAAGCAAAATTAGGACAGATATGACAGTAAAAGAATTTTTGATATTAAGTGAGGTGGCAAGCAATGCTATTGAACTGTTGGAGCGGATAAGAAAGCTTCCAAAGCCGGACTTCATTTCGGGAGTTCGTTTGCCGGATAATCTGAATGATGCCACTATTGGGCAACTTATGGGGCTGCAATCTATATCAAGCGATATTGATTGCATAATGATGCCATGTCATGTCCTTTTGGGGTTATCGGTTGAACAAATAGAAGCATGTGAGGTAGAGGATGTTTTGGGCTTTTCCTCATGGGTTACTAAAGAGGTGGAACGGATAACCAAGCTGTTTGAAACAACGAGTGTGGCGCCTACTCCTGAGGAAAAACGTGCGGGTGTGGATCAGTTATCATTTGGCTTGTTTGGGTTGGTGGACTATTATGCAACCCGTATGGGAATTACTGACCATGAGCAGGTAGAAAGTGTTCCATGGGTCAGAGTGTATAAATGTCTTGATATGGATGCAGAGAAGATAAGATATGAACGAAGATTACGTAAAATTTATCAAGATAATAACAAATGAACACAAGTGTAGAGAGGAAAATAGCGTCTGTTGCAGAAAAGCTGAAAGACATAACCTATTTGTTTGATAACTGGGCGACGGCTAACGTCCGGTTGGATAAAATGCCATTACCGGCTATGGTTAACTTACTGCCTGTATCCGGTAAGTTCGTTATATCCAGAACACAGTTGAAGGATTGCCCTAACTGTATGATAGCATTTGCAGATAAGACAAGGTTTGATTTCGACGGGGTGGAGAATGATAAGGTTATTGAGAGGTGCAAAGGATATGCCGTACAGTTTATCAAAGAACTGAATAAAAGCGGACTGTTTGAGTGGGTGAGTGATGAAGTACCTTACTCCATATTTTACGATAAGTTGGATGTGAATGTTACTGGGATAATGATAGAATTGAAACTTAAAGAGGTTCAAGGAGTACCTATGTGTTAGTTATGGAAGATAGGAGAAAAGAAATAAAAGGTATTCTGATTGAGGAGTTGGACAGTCTTCGGCAACGTATCATTGAGAATCATATACGGGCTGGGCAGCGTGCAAGTGGAAGGACTATCAAAAGCTTGCATGTTGTGGTAGATGATAATCATGGCTTCTTGTTTGGTAGGCAGGCTTTCGGCGTATTGGAAACGGGACGCAGACCGGGGAAAGTTCCTAAAGGATTTTATAAGATTATCCGGCAGTGGATGATGGATAAGGGGATTCAAGTAGAGAAGCCTAAGTCTTTTGCATACCTCGTAGCTCGGAAAATAGCTCGAGAAGGTACTGAACTATATCGGACAGGAAAGCATGAGGACATATATTCAAAAGATATTGAACTAACAATACAAAATATAATGAATCGTGTATTTGGTATTTTCTCAAAGGATGTACAACATATAAATTTGAATAACAATGCGAACAGCAATATTTGAAAATAATCATCAGATATGGTATCCTGATGCTGTGTGCTTCTGTTTTAATCCACAAGAGATAACAGTTCAAACTAATAATACAGTGACTATCAGCATTGCGGCCAATGGGAAAAAATATACAGATGTAAGGAGTTCTTATTCAGGAAAAGTATATGCTGATATTTCGTGTTATATGCGTTCTTTCTTTTCTGTTGATACTTCATTGTTACAGTCAATTCGAGTGTCGGTAACGGTTTCTACGAGTGTTGATAATTTTAGTTTTACTACTGATAGTATTTGGGGAGCAATTAATATTGGTGAGGTATTTAATGCACCTCGTGTAGTGAGATGGTTCCGAAAGTTTCCTTTTACTTTCTCATTGTTTGTGGCTGAGGGAGCGACTGTTCGCTTTCGTTATGACCAAAATAGATATGTTACAAAAAACTTATCCGCAGGATTAAATCACATCAATGTTGCAGGATTGGTTCCGTCAGCTAAAGATTTTGCGGTAATTCGTCTGGATGAGGATTTGCCTGCCAGTACATTTGAATACACGTTTGATAATACGTTTACTCCGATAGGTGATGGGGCTGTTATAAATAGGTTGGTAGTAGATTCTTCAGAGTGTGGTATTTATCTTCGTTGGATAGATAGACATGGTTTTTATCAGTATTGGTTGTTCCAGATTGGGGACAATATATTGCAGGTAAGTACAAATGGTGAATTGCTCTATCAAACTTTTTCGGACAACAAATATGCTTATTATGGGGTATCACGTCAATCTAAGAAAATGCAGAAATCTATAAAGGCTTGTGCTACACTTATAGATCAGGACACATTTGATATGTTGTCTACTTTACATACATCTCCTTTAATTGATTTGTATCATGAGGGGAAATGGTTCCCTGTAAGATTGGCAACGGGAACAGTGAATCATCTACGGAAACCTCTACAGGATTTTGAAATTGAGATAATATTACCAGAAATAATATCACAGATCTTATGAAAAAAGAATTATTTATTGATGGTGTAAAGGTTGATTTGGGAGAGGATACAAAAATCACATTAAATCTTAAAAGCAATTTGTTTTCTGATTTAGGTAAAATTGTCAGTAATAATAGCTATACGATAAAACTACCCAAAACAGTACATAATCAACGTATCATAGAACATGCTGATATGCCTTCATGTAGTACTGGGTACCCAAGAAAATACCACCAAGCAAGATATTTCCGTAACGGAGTAGAGATAATCTCAAATGCCAAGGCTGTACTCCTATCGGTTTCTGATACCATTGATATTGCCATTACATGGGGAAATATAACGGTATTGGCAGGTATCGTAGAGAATAATAAATCTCTGAATGAACTTGTTGATAATGGTTATTATATGACTTGGAGGCGAGAAATCAGTAATTATCAATATTGGAATTCCTTTATTGTTTCTGATATGAATATGGGGATAAGAAGCTTTGATACTTTAAACTATGTGCATCCCAGTGTAAGGGTTCGTTGGATATTAGACCGTATATCCGCTGATAATGAACTTGGCTTTTTATTCTCAAATGATATTGTGGAAAGATATATTAGCAAGTTGATTGTTCCATTATTGACGCGTCATGGTCGAGGGTTTGATGTAAATAATCAATTTGGATTGGCTGCGAGATATAATAACGGAGTAAGATATGACTATTACTTGACTGCAATATTGAAAGATGCCTATGCTAATAGTTTTTTGGCGGTAATCAATGCCGGTACCAGTAATTCGGGAATAAAAATTCTCAAAGAAAGTACTAAGATTAGAATATCGGCAAGAATGTTTTTTGATTTTGCTAGTACGGTTCCGGTAAATCCTGCTTTTGTGGTATATAAAGTGATGGATGGGAGAGCTGAAGAAGTGTTTTCTGCTGATGCTTCTGAATTACAAGGAAAAGGTGGGCAGACTTGGACTGCGTATTTTGATTTTGAGGATGAAACATCTGCATTATCAGAGGGGGATATTATTTATTGTGCTTTCCGTGATACGGGATATTTTGTTAATAATTGGGGAACAGATTCTTTTTCTCTTACTTTAGCACCCTATATTGACGAAGCGATAGTAGAGGGGCAGGGGAGCGATGGGTATTACCCCATAATACCCAATCTGCCGGATATAAAGCAGGTTGATTTTATTAAAACGATTGCTGCAATATCCGGAACATTTGTAGTCGTCGTTAACGATACTACTTTGGGCTTTTTTTCTGTGGATGATATTATATCGAATCGAAATAAGGCATACGATTGGACGCGTAAAGTGGTTGCTCCTTTCAAAGAAAATAAACCACAAGAAATTAGTTACTCGCTTGAAGATTTTGCGCAAAAGAATTTACTTACATGGAAAGAAGATAATACAGTAAAGGGTGATTATAATAGTGCCTTGTATGTGAAAGATGAAACAATTGAGGTTGAACGTACTGCTATTGAACTTCCATTTGCCGCCACTGATATGTCTTTTGGCAGAGCTTCTATTCCATTGTATGAATATTCCGGTAGTGAGACTGTTGGGAAAATGAATAGTGTAGAGCCACGGTTATTGGTTGAGGTGGATAATAACGGAAAGTCTAAAGCGTCATTCGAAGGGTTGAGGTGGGACACTTTGGTAAACAGAAATTATGAATCATACCAGAAAATTATTCGTAATCCGATTGTGATTAGCGAAAAGGTTGAAATTAGTGATATTGAGTTGAAAGAGTTAGATGTGACTATTCCTGTTTATTTAGGTCAATATGGTAGATATTATGCTATATTATCTGTAAAGGCAGAAGATACGGGGATATGTGAGTGTAAATTATTGCAATTGGAAGTGTAACTATGGAAAATGTAGAAGAAAGAGTACTGGATATCCGGGTGAGATATGACGATGCTATCCGAAAAATAGCAGAATATCGTACTCAGTTGGATGTTTTACATCAAGTTGAGAAAACGCTTAAAGAGGATTTAAAGGCGGGGCGTATCAGCCGTGAAAAGTATAATCTGAAATTAACTGAAAATAAGGTTGCCGCTCAAAAATACACAGATGCCATTCGTGTTTTGAATAAACACATTCAAAATGAATATAAGGAGCAAACAGAGCTTGAAGGTAGCTTGGTTAGATTACGTGCAGAGCTTTCTAATCTGACTGCTTCTTATGACAGGTTAAGCCGTGCAGAACGTAACAGTGCCAGAGGTAAAGAGATTCAAGATAAGATAAATGCTATTACCGATGAATTGAAAGAAGCGGAAGAAGGCACGCAACGCTTCTATCGGAATGTCGGCAACTATGAGGAAACTTTGAAAAGATTTGTAGGTATCAATAATGACTTTGCAAACTCCTTGTTGAACATCGCCCAGAACTCAAACGGAGTGAAAGGATTTTTCTCCAATATGAAGGTGGAAGCATCTGCTTTAGGTTCAACACTAAAAGCATTATTGAAGAATCCGGTATTTATGAGTATCGCAGGTGTGGCTGGAGTTAGCTTTGCTTTCAAATGGTGGTATGACTACAATAAGGGGATAAAGGAAGCTACTAAATTAACGAAGCAATTTACGGATAAGTCCGGTGATGACTTGAAAATCTATCGGAGTGAAGTACAAGCTTTGGCTGATTACTACAGTAAAGATTTCCGGGATATGTTGACTGCTATTAATTCCGTAGAAAAGCAGTTTGGCATATCTTCTGATGAAGCGTTGAAAGTAATCAAAGATGGTTTCATTGCCGGGGCGGATGCAAATGGAGAGTTTCTATCTGCTTTGAAAGAATATCCGGCGTACTTCAAAGAGGCTGGTATATCTGCGGATCAGTTTGTTGCTATTGTTGCAGAAACCAATAAGCAGGGTGTTTTCTCTGATAAGGGAATTGATACTATCAAAGAGGCGAACACCCGGCTTCGGGAAATGACTACATCAACGGCCAGTGCATTGGATGGTATCGGTATCAGCTCTAAACAAGTTCAGGAAGATTTGCAGACAGGAGCAAAGACTACTTTTCAAATCATGCAGGAAGTATCTGCCAAATTGGATGAACTACCGGAAAGCAGTGCGGTGGTTGGAACCGCAATAGCCGATATCTTTGGCGGTCCGGGAGAAGATGCCGGCTTACAATATATCCGCACCTTGAAAGATATTTCTGTGAATTTGGATGAAGTCAAGGGTAAGACCGGGGAATTGGGTAAAGTGGAAGATGATTTGCTTGCTTCCCAAGCGGAGCTAACGAAAGAGGTCGCTTTGCTTTTTGATGCTACCGGCAGCTCATTTGAAAAGATGACGGCTAAGGTTGAGACTTTTGTTAATGACGTTTTATCCTCTTTGATTAAAGATGTACGAACTTTGTTTGAATCGGTAGAGGATATAACGGAACGGGAAACAAAAGCGGCAGTTGAGCTTGGAAAGAATGTTGCAGAGGCTAATGTCGGAGATGAATATGCCAAGATAGAGGCGGCACGGGCTCGGTATGTGAAAGCGGGGCTTTCAGAGGAAGCAGCTATGAAAAAAGCCAAAGAAGAAAGACTGCAGATGCTGAACTTATCCCTGAAGCAGGAAGAAGAATACTTGCAGGAAACTGTTGCCATCAATGAGAAATACAATAAAGAACTGCGGGATGCTTCATTCTGGCGTCAAGGAATTGGTAAAGACCGTTCCAATGCAGTCATAAACAAGGATATTGCTTCTTCATGGAATAATCGCATGGCACAGTTGTCGGCTGTGGAGTCCAGGAAAGAGACTATTAACTTGGTGTCTTCATATACTGGAGATGCCGATAAAAAGAAAACGCCAATTGTAGACCCTAAAGCTGTGGCCGAAGCTCTAAAAATCAAAAAGAAAGAGCTGCAAGAGATACGTAAGGCTGAAGATGAAATGCTAAAACTCATTAAAGATAGCCGGGAAAAGCAGACACAAGAAATAGAATATGAGTACAGCCGGCAAATTGAAGACTTGAAAATCCGTTTGGAGACCGAAAAGGACTTGACACCTCGTGCCAAAGATGAAATCGGAAAACAGATTCTTTCTCTTGAGCAACAGAAAACTATTGCTTTACAAAAGCTCTCTGATGAAGAACTGAAAAAGGATATTGAAAATCGGCAGAAGCTTATCGCCTTGCAGCTTGATTCTGTAAAGGCTGGTAGTGAGCAGGAGTATCAACTAAAGATGCAGCAACTCGTAGCCCAACGTGATGCAGAGCTCCAGCAGAAGGAGCTAACAGAGCAGATGAAACTTGCTATCGTGGAGAAGTATAACAAGAAAATTGATGATTTATCAAAACAGCATGACAATGCTGTAATTAAGAAGCAAGAGGATGCAATGAAACTTCGCTTTGAAACTGAGATAGCCCAAGCATATGGTAATGAGCGGGAGATTCTCCGTATTAAGATGGAACAGAAGCTTGCAGAGTTGAATGCTATGCAGCAACTTGAGGGGGAAAGTATAGAAGCTTTTAATTTGCGTAAACTTCAGGCTCAAAATGAATATAATGATGCAAAAAAAAATGTTGCAGATAAAGAAATAGCTATTGAACAAGCCAAATATGATGCTATGGCTACTGTTACAAATGGACTTATTGCTTTGACAGATGAGATAGGCAATCAAGACCGTAACTTTGCCATTGCAAGCAAGGCTTTGGCTCTTGCTGAAATTGCTATCAATACTGGTAAAGCCATTTCTAAAATGATTTCTGCTGAAGCTGGTAAGGGAGTCGTTGGACTTGGTACAATGGCAAGTGGTATAGCTACTATACTTTCTAACATTGCGGCTGCCATTTCTACGGTAAAAAGTGCTAAATTTGCACAGGGTGGTTCAGTAGTAGGCCCGGGTTCGGGCACAAGTGACTCTATACCGGCAATGTTATCCAATGGTGAAAGTGTAATGACAGCCGCTGCGACTTCTATGTTTGCGCCGTTATTATCGGCCTTTAACCAAATGGGTGGTGGTATTCCTATCAACGTAACAACCTCATCCAATCAGGCAACGGGTGAGGATATGCTTGCAAAAGCTGTTGCAAGAGGTATGATGATGGCTCCGCCACCGGTATTGTCCGTAGAGGAATTTACTTCTGTTGCAGATAGAGTAAAGTATGTCGAGAATCTTGGTAGTGTATGA